CTATAAATCCACAGAATCGGAAATTTGACGAGATTTTCAGGTTGAAAAAATCAAACTTGGATAAAAGAGCGCAAAGGCATAGAAATATGCTTGACTATAATTGGTGTCTCTCCTTTCCCCTGTTGGAGTTTCAGTTAATGACGGTGCAAGACCGTCAGCAGGGTTTTATTCATTTTATGGAGGTGTAAAAATGAAGATTGAAGCAGTAAAAGATTATTATGATTTAGAATTGCAGAAGGATATTAAGAAGGGTGACGTGTTTGAAGTGTCAGCAGCAAGGGGCAAGGCATTGACAACAACAGAAAACCAGATGGGATATCCGCTTTGCAAGGTAATTGAAGAACCGAAGAAAACTACACGCAAGAAGAAGGAGGAATAAACCATGTATGAAATTGTAGAAAAAGAAAACGTGTTGAACGAAATCAATAATGGTGCAACTTTGTATGTGGTAGATATTCCGACAAGACGAGTAATGGCTTGTAATGAGTTGATGCTTGTTTCTATTCGTAGTTTTGTTGATAAAGCAGGAACGATGTTCTTCAAGGTAATCGGCAATGAGTAGAAAAGAAGAATTGATAGGGCTAGTTCCTGATGATTCTGTAAAACTTGTCGAGGATGTAATTGACGAGATTGTATTTCTTGAAGGTAGAATGGAAGCATTAAAGAAACTTCCATTCATTCAGGTAAACCCAAAGAATGCGGAACAGCAAAGAAGCACACAAGCATTCAAACAGTACAAGGAAACTCTGCAGCAGTATACAAATTGTGTGAAACTGATTGAAAGTGTTATCTATAGGGATAAGCGCATTGAATCGGAGGAAGCAGAGGAAAGCCCATTGCGGAGATGGTTCAAAGATAATGCTAATTAAAGAAAAAAAGATATGGACTCCCGATAATTCCTTTCTGCTTGAATACCATGCAAGGATAGAGTGTGGTGAAATTATAGTAGGCAGGGAATTGTGGCAGGAGTTAGAAAACCTGAAAGATGATTTTCTAAATGATGCTTACATATACGATACAGAAGATGCACTTATACGCATGAATTTCATGGAAAACTGCATCAGGTTGACGAAATCCCCTTTCTATGGTAAGCCAATGATTTTGATGTTGTGGCAGAAAGCATTTATTGAAGCGGTATTTAGTTTCAAAATGTCAGACACCACATTAAGGCGGTTTAAAAAAGTTCTGTTCCTGATTGCGAGGAAGAATACAAAATCAGAAACGTGTTCCGCTTTGGGTGTTTGTGAATTGTTCCTCGGAAACTCGGGAAGTGATATTGTTTGCTCATCAAATGATGATATGCAGGCAAGTATTATATATGATGCAATAGACACCATGCGACTTCTCATTGACCCAGAGCAATTAGACAGCAAACGTAATCAACGATTCATTTTGAATAAGGCAAATAACTCTAAAATATTCAAACTGTCCGACAGGACAAGGAATAAGGAAGGGCGAAATATTGATGTTGCTTTCTTGGATGAATCCCATGAGATGAAAGATAACATCATTGCAAAGTCAATTGAGCAATCGCAGTCATTAAAAGACGAACCGTTATTTATAAACCTAACAACGGAGGGATTTGTTGTAGATGGTTACTTGGATGACGAGTTAAAGAAAGCTAGAGCAATTATAAGCGGTGAGGATGACGGTGTTGCAGCAATGCGAACATTGCCGTGGTTGTACACGCAGGACAGCGAACAGGAGATATGGCAGAATCGGGCATCATGGGTAAAGAGCAACCCTTCGCTTGGCATTGTTAAGAAGTGGGGCTATCTTGATGAACAGATAGACATTGCAAGAAATTCAAAAGCGGATAGAATCTTTGTACTTTGCAAGGATTTTAACATCAAACAAAACTCTGCACAGAGTTGGTTGAATATAGAAGATTATGATTATAAAGCAACTTACAACCTCGAAGATTTTCGGGGTTGTATTTGTTTGGGTGCAGTTGACCTGGCGGAAACTACAGACCTTGTATCAGCAAAAATCCTCATGATGAAAGAGGGCGATAACACAAAATACATTCATTCAATGTATTTCATTCCTGAAAGCAAACTGGAAAATGCGGATGATAGAAACGCAGGTGCAAAATACAGGGAGTGGGCTGAAAAAGGTCTTCTGAAAATCACAGAGGGCAATGATATTGATTTGTCTGTTGTAGCGGATTGGTTTTATTCACTGTATAAGGAATACAACATAAGGCTATGGAAGTGCGGTTACGACCAAAAGTTTTCAAAAGACTTTCTAAACCGCATGGAGTTCTATGGTTGGAGTAGGGCAAGTGATGAAATGATAATGATTCTGCAGAATGCACAGACATTGAGCAATGCAATCAAACTTCTTGAAGCAGACCTGACGCATAGAATCGTGAACTATAACGATAACGAGATAGATAAATGGTGTTTAAAGAATGCCTGCTTGCAGGTAAATAATATCGGGCAGTGCTTAATAGTAAAGGCAGAGCCTAGTAAGAGAATTGACGGTGCGGTATGTAAAGCAATTCTCTATGAAACATATAGACAGAACAGAACAGAGTTCAAGCAGATGATAGGAGGTGCATAAGTTGGGATGGCTGACAGACCTTTTTAAAAAGGAAACACCAACACAACCTAAATTTGCCGAAGTGATGAATGGTTACGCTCCGATTTTTTCACAATTCGGTAATAACATATATGCAAGTGATGTAGTGCAGCAGGCTATTAATTGCATTGTATCGGAAATGAAGAAACTAAGACCAGAACACGTCATTGAAAAAGGGAATGATGTTGTTCCTGTAAACGGTGATTTGCAGAGGGTACTAGAGAATCCCAATCCGATCATGACAACGAGTGACTTTTTGGAAAAGGTGACATGGCTGTTGTTCCTTAACTGCAATGCTTTCATCATTCCGACATATTATGAGTGGGTTGAGAACGGAGTAACAAAAAGAAAATATGAAGGGTTGTATCCAATACAACCAAGTCAAGTAGATTTCATCGAGGATGCCAGAGGCATCCTTTTTTTAAAGCTTAGATTCAACAACGGACAAGAGTTCACGGTGAGATATTCAGATGTTATCCACATTAAACACAGGTATTCAGTGAATCAGTATATGGGCGGAAATGAGCAAGGACAGCCTGACAATCAAGCACTGCTCAAAACTCTTGATATTAACCATCAGTTGTTGCAGGGAGTAGCAAGTGCAATGAAATCCACCTTCGCAATCAATGGAGTTGTGAAATACAACACCATGATGGATGAAGGAAAAACGGAAGCAGCACTTAAAGAACTGGAAAGCAAGTTAAAGAAATCTGAAAGCGGATTTTTGCCATTGGATTTAAAGGCTGAATTTATACCAATCAAGAAAGAAATTCAGTTGGTTGATAAAGATACGCTTGAATTTATTGATAGCAAGATTTTAAGGCATTACGGTGTGTCGCTGCCAATCCTGACAGGTGACTACACGAAGGAACAGTATGAAGCATTCTATCAAAAGACGTTAGAGCCTTTAATTACAAGTCTGTCACAGGGATTTACAAAAACACTGTTCACAGGGAAACAGTATGGGCATGGAAACAGAATCAAGTTCTATCCAAAGGAACTTATTTTCATGTCAGTAGAACAGACTTTGCAGATGGTTACATTGCTAAGTAATACAGGGGCAATGTTTGAAAATGAAAAACGTGTTGCATTCGGTTTAAAGCCATTAAAAGAACTGGAAGGAAAAAGATTTATGAGCCTTAACTGGATAGATGCAACAAAAGCAAGTGAATATCAGGTGGGAGGTAGTGATGATGAATCAGACAGTAACGAGAGCCTATAACTTTGAAATCAGGGCAGAGAATAACGAGAAAAACGGAGACCACATTGTAGGAAGACCGATTGTTTTCAATTCCAAAACTGATTTGGGTTACTTCGATGAAATTATTGAAGCGGGGGCTTTGGATAAAGCAAATTTAAAAGACGTTCGCTTCCTTGTGAATCATGATACAAGCATGATTCCTTTAGCAAGGAGTAGAAACAACAACGAAAATTCCACTATGCAACTTGAAGTTGATAAAGAGGGAATGAGTATCAGAGTAAATCTTGATACAGAAAACAATTCAGAAGCACGTAACCTTTACAGTGCTATCAAACGTGGAGACATTACAGGAATGTCATTCATGTTCACGATAGATGACGAGGAATGGGCTGACTTAGATACAGACCACCCAACAAGAACAATTAAAAAAATTGGGGCTGTCTATGAAGTGAGTGCAGTAACCTTTCCTGCTTACGAGAGTACCAGTATCGGTCTTAGAGACAAGGAAGCACTGGAGAGTGCTAAAGCCACACTGGATAGTGTGAGAAGTCTGTCACTGGATAGTGATAAAAAGGCTTTGGAACTTGAGAAAGAAAAAATCAAAAACAAATTAATCTAATGGAGGATTGAAAAAATGAAAAAGTATTTATTACAGTTAATCGCAAGAAAGAAAAAAGAAATGGGTGAATTACAGAAGCGTTCAGATGCATCACAGGACTTAGCAGAAGTTCGTGCAATCGGTGAAACTTTAGCAGCACTCAAAAAGGAAATCGAAGAAGCAGAAGCACAGTTAGCAGAACTTGAAAACGAAGGAACAGAAGCACAGGCAGAAGAAGAACGTGCAATCGTTCCAGATGGTGCTGTTCTTCGTAATGCTTCTATCGTTGCTTCATTCGGTGGCGCACAGGCAGAAGAAACCAATATGGAATATCGTAATGCGTTCATGAACTTAGTATTACGCAACACTCCTATTCCTGCAGAACTTCGTGCAGATGCAAACACAACCACAGGTGATGCTGCAAGCGTGATTCCTACAGAGTTAGTAAATCAGATCATTGAGAAGTTTGACAATGTAGGAATGATTCTTCCTTTAATCACAAAGACATCTTATGCAGCAGGTGTTGAAATCCCAACATCTACAGTTAAACCTGTTGCATCATGGGTTGCAGAAGGTGCAGGCTCTGACCGTCAGAAGAAAGCAACAGGAAAGATTACATTCTCATACTTCAAACTTCGTTGTGAAATTTCTATGTCAATGGAAGTTGGCACAATGGCATTATCTGCATTCGAAGCGAAGTTTGTTGAGAACGTAGCAAAGGCAATGATTTATGCTATTGAAAATGCAGTTATCAATGGTACAGGTTCATCACAGCCTAAGGGTGTCCTTGCTGAAACTCCAGAAGCAGGACAGGCAATCGAAACTAAGGGCGCATTGAAATTTACTCATCTTGCAGAAGCAGAAGGTGCTTTACCTGTTGAATATGAAACAGGTGCTAAATGGTGCATGAACAAAAAGACATTCGCAAAGATTCAGGGCTTAGTTGACGAGCAGGGACAGCCGATTGCACGTGTTAACTATGGTGTTGGCAAGGAACTTGAAAGAGCAGTTCTTGGACGTGATGTAGTTGTTTCTCCTTATGTTCCTGATGACAAGATGTTCATGTTCGATTTTGCAGATTATGTTCTTAACACAATCTATGACATGGGTATTTCCAAGAAGCAGGATTGGGAAACAGAAGACTTACTTACAAAGGCAGTAATGAGCGTTGATGGTAAAGTAGTTGATAAGGGTTCATTAGTAACTCTGTCTATCACTGCATCCGCTTAATGGAGGTATAAACAATGAATGGCATTTTAAGCAAGGTTAAAAGTGCTTTAGGGATAACAGGCAACTATCAGGATGACACACTTACTATCTACATAGAAGAAGTTAAGGCATACATGAAGGGAGCGGGTGTTCCTGATGCACTGCTTGAAGTGTCAGCAGGTGTTGTCGCTCGAGGTGTTTCCGACTTATGGAATTACGGAAGTGCAGGTGGAAAACTATCTGACTACTTCTATCAAAGAGTAACGCAGTTAGCATATGAGGGGGTGGCGGAAGATGTTTAAAGCAGACCTTCCTTACATCACTCCTGCCGAACTATACAACATTACTGAAATCAAAACTGTCAAAGGGGTAGACATTCCAGTCTACCCCGAGACAGGGGATTTGTTCTTTTGCTCGTTCAAATCGTATGGCGGTACTGAATCGGTGGTGAATGATGTGCTGACAATAATTGATACTGCAAATGTGGAAACATGGTTTCGACCTGATATCAAGGCATCAAGCCGTATAAAGGTAAACGGCAATATGTATGAAGTTATGGGAGAGCCTGAAAACATATCAATGCGGAATCAATTTTTGAAATTCAAGGTTAGAGGTGTAAAAGGTGGCACGTAATAAAATCGGTTTGCAAGTAAAAGGCTTTGATGAATACATGGCAAAGCTTGACGAGTTAGGCGGTGGAAAAGCAATGGAGCGAGGGGTAGAAAGTGCCTTGATTGCTTCAAAGCAATATGTCAATCCTCTGATAGAGCAAGCCATGAATAAATCAAATCTTCCCGCACATGGTAGATATTCAATCGGTGAGGGTACAAAGCACTCCATTGACAAGAATATGAAAGTGGAATGGGAAGGAAAAACCGCTTATGTTAAAGTTGGTTTTGATTTTAAAGAGTCAGGGCTGAAAAGTATTTTCCTTATGTACGGCACACCGAAACATGATCCAGTCGCAGGATTGTATGATGCCATATATGGAAACAAGACACAACGGCAAATCGGGAAACTGCAAGGCGAAGCATTGGATAAGGTAATTGAAAGGTTAATGGGTGAAAAATAGTGGAAGATTTATTAATTAGCATATTAGAGGAATTTGGTTATCCTGTAAGACTGCAAGGAAGTTTCAGACCACATGAAAAATATCCTGCTTCTTTCTTTACTTTTTGGAATAATTCTTCTTATGGCAGTGAGAAGTATAACAACACTGTTGAAGGTTCTATTATATGGAACTACAGTGTTAATTTTTATTCCGACAATCCCGTAATAGTTAATTCTAAACTTATGGAAGCGAAGAAGAAACTAATAGAGAATGGATGGCTTGTGGATGGCGGTGGTTATTCTGTTATGTCAGACGAACCGACACACACAGGCAGAGGAATAACAGCAACTTATAGACAAGAGAGCCGATAAAGGCTCTTTTTTTATTTTGGAGGTTAATAACATGGCTGAAATTAAAGAATATAGAGGTATTAGAGGGCTTGTTGCAGCAGAAGTTATAAAAGATGATACAGAAACTTTTGAATGCGGAACACCTTTCCCGATTGCGGGTGTTGCGGAGTTATCACGTACAACGGAAAGTTCCTCTGAATCTCATTTTTATGACAATATTCCTGCTGTTGTAATTGATGCAACAGGTGCAGATGAGGTTACAATTTCAACTTCTGCAATTCCTTTTGATGCTTTGGCAAAAATCACTGGACAGGTGTATGACGAAACAAAGGGAATGTTCGTTGAGGGTGAACGTGAAAGCAAATACTTTGCAATCGGCTATATCACCGAGACAACAGATGGAGTTGAAATTTACTGCTTTAGACTTAAAGGCAAATTTAATATTCCTGATTCAACTCATGCGACAAAAAATGATGGCGCAGAAGCAAACGGACAGGAAATTGTATTCACAGGCATCAACACAAACCACAAATTTGAAACAACAGGCAAGAGCGCAAAGGCTGTCAATGTTGACACAAGCGTTAACCCTGTATCAGAAGCAGAGTTTTTTGCTACTGTTCAGACACCTGACACAGTAACAAAAGTTAGTGCATAAAAATCAATGGGGCAGAGCAATCTGCCCTGTTTTTTTGAAAGGAGAACAAAATGCGTTTGGAATTAACGATTTATAAAGATGAAACCTTAACAGAGATTCGTGAAAAAGTAGAAGCGGACGGAGTGAAAATTCCGTATCGTGTTGCTATGCAGATTATTAGTTCACTTGATGGAATGAATATTGAAAATGACAATGACATTCTTAAATTTGTGACAGGCTCAACAGGAAACCTTGACAAGATTATCAAAGCAACATTCGGCTTGAAGGAATCAGACCTTGATTGTATCGACTCTTTGGAACTTATCGGAGTTGCAACGGAACTTTATAAATGGGCTGTTGGTAAATTTGCAACATTGCGAGGAAAAGAGAAAAAAAACGCATTGACGGAGGGGTAGAACTTACCCTTCCGCAAATGTTTTTTGATATTAATAAAAATCTCTGTAATATGTTTCCCGCTTTAGAGCCTTTGAAACTTTTAGATTATCCTGCTGATGATGTTTTTGAATTAATAGCAGGTGTTATTGATTACAACTACAGAAACAAAGATGAAAACGGCAGTGGAAATCAGAAAGTAATAAGAAAAAAAGCGGGTGATGATTGGTTTTAATTTGGAGGTTTAAAAATGGCTGATTATACAACAACAACAAAATTCGCTGTTGATATTAGTGAGTTGAAAAAAGCAATGCAGGAAGCCAAAAGGCAGGTTGCGGTTGCAAATAGTGAATTTAAGGCTGTTTCATCCAGTATGGATGATTGGACTAAATCAACAGACGGAATATCAGCAAAATTAAAACAACTTGACAGTAATTTAAAGAGCCAAAAAACCATTCTCGGCAGTTTGGAAGAGCAGTATGAACGGACTGTCAAAGAAATGGGCGAGGGCAGCAAGGCAGCAGATGACCTGAAAATAAAAATCAACAATCAAAAAGCAGTCATCAACAGCACTGAAAAGGAAATCGGCAAATACAATGAAGAACTAAGCAAGGTATCAGAAGCAGAAAAAGAAGCTGCAAAGAGCGGGAAAACTGTTGCCGAGGTTTTGGATGATGTAGGGGAAAGCGCAGATGAAGCAGGAGACGGATTCACCGTAATGAAAGGCGCAGTTGCTACGTTTGTGGGAAATACTCTTACAAGCCTTGTCGGTGGGTTGAGGGATGCTGCAAGTAGCATTCTAGGTCTGGCAGAATCTACACAAGAATACCGTGAGCAGATGAATAAACTTTCATCCGCAAGTGAGGAAGCGGGTTACGGTGTAGAGTATGCAAAGGAAAAGTATGCAGACCTTTATGGAGTGCTTGGTGATGAAACTGCAGCAACTACTACCATGTCAAACTTCATGGCAATGGGTGCTGAAACTGATATACTTAACAGCCTGCTTGATAGCAGTGCGGGTATATGGGCGAAATTCGGTGATTCCATCCCTTTGGATGGGTTGGCAGAAGCAATCAATCACTCTAGTCAATTAGGCTCTGTACAGGGAAATTTGGCAGATGCACTCGAATGGAGTGGAATTAGCGTTGACGATTTCAACGCAAGTCTGGAGCAATGCACGACAGAACAAGGAAGACAACAGTTGATTGCCCACACGCTCGACAGGCTTTATGGTGATTTATCGGATAGTTACAAAGAGAATAATGCTTCCATTATCGAATCAAGAAAAGCACAAGCGGACTACACAGACACACTTGCACAGATGGGCGAGAAAGTCGAACCTGTAACAACGGCTTTAAAAAATGGCTTTACTGATTTGCTTAATGAAGTCTTAGGGCTTACAGAAGGGGCTGACATTGATTCTTTCGTTGCGGGAATACAAGAAGGATTCGGATATCTGAAAGATGAAGTACTCCCGAAAGTTGTAGAAGGTTTCCAGTGGATAAAGGACAACGGAGAAACAATTTTGGGAGTTATCACGGCAATCGGTGCAGGCTTTGTTGCTTGGAATGTTGTCACAATGATTCAGGGAGTTGTTGGGGCAATAAAGGCATTTAAGATTGCCAATGATGGCTTAAAGATTTCGCAGATAGCACTTAATGCTGTTATGGCAGCCAATCCGATAGGAATAGTTATTGCAGCAATAGCTGCACTTGTCGCAGCATTTATTTATCTTTGGAACACTTCTGATGAATTTAAGCAGTTTTGGCTAGACCTATGGGAAAATATCAAGAGTGCGATAAGTACAGCGAAGGAGTGGATAGGTGGAAAAATAGAGGAAATCGGAAAATTTTTCACCGAGACTATTCCCGCATTTTTAGACAAGGCGGTGCAGTTCTTTTCAGAGTTGCCGTCTAAAATCTGGACATGGCTAGTTGAGACAATCGTAAAAATTGAACAGTGGAAGGCTCAAATGGTGCAAAAAGCCATTGAGGTGGCAAGCAATTTCATAAACAAAGTTGTCGAGTATGTAAAACAGTTGCCATCTAAAATCTGGACTTGGTTAGTGAATACCATAACGAAGTTGAATAAGTGGAAATCCGATATGGGGCAGAAGGGAAAAGAAGCCATTACCGAACTTGTCAACAAAGTTCTTGACGGTGCAAAAAGCATTCCCGAAAAAATGCTGTCAATCGGCAAAAATATTGTTGATGGTGTCTGGCAGGGAATACAAAATGCTAAAGACAAGTTCTTTGAAAATGTAAAGGGATTCTTTTCAGGCTTGGTTGACGGTGCGAAAGAAGCACTGGATATCCATTCACCTTCAAAAGTATTTGCGAAAGAAATCGGACGGTGGATTCCAGAAGGTATCGCAGTCGGAATTGATAAAAATGCAAAATCTGCTCTTAATTCCATGAAGAATTTGACAACAGGACTTGTTTATGATACTAGAAGCAACCTGTCTTCTGGTGGTGGTGGTTCTGTTGGCGGTGCTAATTTTGTACAAAACATTTATAGCCCTAAACCATTGAGCAGGCTTGAAATATATAGACAATCGAAAAATCTTTTAGGATATGCAGGAGGTGTGTAATGTATTCGCTCAAAGTAAAAAATGATCGTGGTGATGAATTGGCACTAAGCAATGACAAAAGATATACAGTCTATAAAATAACAGGACTTGCTCCACCGAAAGCAACTTTAAGTATATCCGCAAACTCAACCACAGACGGAAATAAAATAAACTCCGCTAGATTGGAAAGCAGAAACATTGTCATCTATATAAAATTAGAGGGTGACATTGAGAGAAATCGAATAAACCTTTATAAATATTTTCCAGTAAAAAAGAATATACAGTTGTTCTTTAAAAATTCATCAAGGGAAGTATATATCGAGGGTACAGTTGAATTGATAGAGTGCGATTTATTTGCCAGAAGCCAAGTAGCACAAATTTCAATTGTATGTGGGAAACCATACTTTAAGGCAGTGGACTATCTTGTCACTGCCTTTGGTGATATTTCTAAATTATTTGAGTTTCCTTTTGCTATTTCAGAAAGTGGAACGGAGTTTAGTGTAATTTCAACGAATCAGCGAAGAAGTATTGTAAACACAGGTGATATTGAAACAGGTGTGATTATAGAATTGTTTGCTGTTGGTAGCGTTGTAAATCCTGTTCTGTATAACGTGTTGACAGGCGAGAAAATGAAACTGAATGCAACCATGTTGCCATCTGACAAAATCGTCATTAACACAAATGTGGGTGAAAAGTCAATCACCCTAGTTAGAGAGGGTGTTTCATACAATGCTATGGGCTATATGTCACCCGATAGCAAGTGGTTTGTGTTGGCAAGTGGAGACAATGTATTCACTTATGATGCAGATAGCGGAATATCAAATCTACAAATAACATTCACAACGAGCCTGTTATATAGTGGGGTGTAATCATGAATAATATCTACGTTTTGAATCGTGATTTTTCCATTGTGGGAATCATTGACGAGTATGTAAGTAATATTTGGAGACCTGCTTATTATGATATAGGTGATTTTGAATTATATCTAAGCGCAACAGATTATGCTTTGTCGATTCTGAAAGAAAACTGTTACATTGTCCGTTCTTCTGACATTACTGTTGTTGATGGTGTGACAACGTATAAAAAAGTCATGATTATTAAAAACATTAATATCCTTACTGATGTTGAGGACGGAGATTATTTATCCGTCACAGGCAGGGAATTAAAATTCATTCTCATGCAAAGGATTGTTTGGAATCAAACGAACCTTTCCGAAACTGTTGAGGACGGAATCAGACGATTAATAACAGAAAATGCAATCAATCCAACAAATGCAAATAGAATCATCCCGAATCTAATTCTAGGCGAGAAAAAGGGGCTGTCGGAAACGATAGCAAAACAGATAACAGGGGATGTTCTAGGAACTGCAATTCAGGAAATATGTAAATTGTATAACTATGGATGGGATTTATATATTTCAAACAATAAAATTGTAGTTGATATTTACAAGGGCTTGGATAGATCATACGGACAGACAGAAAGACCGTATGTTGTATTCTCTGATGAATTTGAAAATCTGTATGATACAGAATATCAGTTAGCAACAGAGGAATATTGCAATACCACTTTAATCGGTGGCGAGGGTGAAGGTGTGGAAAGAATTTATGCATCAGTCGGTGACGAAAATGCAGGGCTTGACAGATACGAAATCTTCACAGATGCAAGAAACATATCGCAGAACAAGGGCAATGATGACGAAATCCCTATTGAAGATTATATAGAACTACTAAAAGAGAACGGAAAAGAAGACCTTGCTTCACATTCGATAACAGAAGGTTTTAGCGGTGAGGTATTGAGTGATGTAGCGTTTGTTTATGGTTCGGATTTCTTCTTAGGTGATACAACAACAGTAATAAATAAATATGGCATCAGTAAAAATGTACTGGTTTTAAGTGCAATTGAATCAGAGGATAAAGACGGTTTAAAACTGATTCCGCAATTTAACTTATAGGAGGTTAATAATGGCTTGGACAAGTGGTTTTTTTAATTCTGTCAACGGTGACAGGCTCTATAATGCACAGCAAATGAGCGAAATTTTTGAAGGTTTAATAACAGAGGGTGTTTATGCATCTGTAGGGAATAAATTAGCGGTGCAGCCTAACAGTGGGATGACTGTTCAGATTGCAACAGGGCGAGGATGGGTAGGAAAGCATTGGGTGAACAATGATTCCGAATATCTGCAAGTGATTGAAGGTTCTGACGTGCTTTTAAACAGATATTGTGCGGTGTGTATTCGTGCGGACGAAACCGATTCAGTAAGGGATGCCGTTCCTTACTTCAAGTATAGCGAGTTTGCAACAAATCCTGTAAAGCCTGCAATGGAACGAACAGAAACCGTAACGGAAAGATGCCTTGCGTATATCTATATTCGTGCAGGTGCAACCGAAATCAAAGCATCGGACATTGAAGATACAAGGGGCAATACAGAATTGTGTGGATGGGTGACAGGCTTAATTGAGCAGTTGTCAACAACAACGCTTTTTGAGCAGTGGACAGACCTTTTCAATGAGTGGTTTGTAAATCTCCAAGACCTAATCAATGAAAATACAGAAACAATGCTTGTCGGTGCAATGCCTGTTAATTTAACAGTGTCACTTCCTGCTGGCGGGTGGGTTGAAAGCAATAATACATACACGCAGACAGCAAGTGTATTAAACATGAACGATACAAAGAGTGTAATTGTAAGTGCCAATGCCGAAACAGCAGAAATATATAATGTAGCTGCAATTCGTGCAACTTCTCAAGGTGCAAACGAGTTGACATTCACAGCAGAAACACTTCCCACTGGAACGGTAAAGGTTGATATTGTTCATATGGGAGTATAAATATACAAAAGAGGGGATGAAAGATGGAAGTAATTGTTGCGTTAATCACAGGGGTGTTATCCCTTGCAGGGGTGGTATTATCAAACAGTCAGAGTAACAAAAAAATCGAAAATAAATTAGTAACGGCACAGGCAGTTACAGATACAAAAATTGAAGAACTGACAAGGGAAGTCAGGGAACATAATAATTTTGCGAGAAGAATGCCTGTTGTAGAAGAACAAATCAAAGTTATTAATCACAGAATCAAAGATTTAGAGGACGATTCAAAATGAAAATTGAATTTTCAAAGTTGCTGCTAATTACGGACTATCTTATATTGATAGTCCTTTTTCTATTAGCAGTATTATTTCCAAGTGTAGACTTCACGACAATAACAGTCGCATGGATGGCGCAAATTGCTGTTTCGTCAGGTTTCTATTATTGGAAATCTAAATGTGATAACAGAACGAAAGTTCCATTGAAGGTTATTCAGAGTTTGCCTAAAAGCATGAGGGAACAGATTGATTTAACGCAGATCATAACAACAATTATTCAAAGCGAATAGGAAGGGTTTATTTATGACAGTAGAATTATTTTTAGTTTTATTAACGGTTTTATCAGTGCTGACAAGTTTATTTACAGAAGGTATTAAGAAGTTCCTCGATTCAATGAAATTAGAGTATGCTTCAAATATTTTGGTGTTAATTGTTGCGGTTCTTGTAGGCGGTATCGGAACAGCAGTATTCTATTTATGGAACGATATCGCATTTACAAGCCTTAATATTATTTGTCTGTTCCTGATGATGTGTGCGAATTGGTTAGGCGCAATGATTGGTTATGACAAAGTAATGCAGGCTATTAAGCAGATTAAGGGAGTGTAGTTATGTTGATATTGAAAGGAATTGCAATTGCAGGGGCAGTATTGTTTGCAGCGTTTGCTTTTTGCATATTGGTATGTATTGGAGTACACAAAACAACTAATTACAACTAGAAAGGCGGTATAGTATGGAACTTTCTCAAAAAGGGTTAGATATAATAAAAAAATATGAGGGTTTACGTCTTACGGCATATAAGCCAGTTCCGACTGAAAAATACTGGACAATCGGTTACGGACATTATGGTGCAGATGTAAAAGAGGGCATGACAATAACAGAAGCGCAAGCAGAAGGCTATCTAAGAGCCGATTGTGTAAGTGCTGTCAATGCAGTAAATGCGCTTAACCGTAATTTCAACCAAAATCAGTTTGATGCACTTGTGTCATTTACATATAATTGCGGTGCGGGAAACCTTAGAGCATTATGCAAAAACAGAACGATTGAAGAAATCGGGGATAAAATTGTATTGTATAATAAGGCAAGTGGGAAGGTTTTGAAAGGGCTTGTAAGACGTAGAGCAGAAGAACAGGAATTATATAAAAAGGATTCAAAAGAAGCATACTTCCCGAAATACACTGGAACAACATCAAGTATCGTTGCAGCATTGCAGGCGGTTAAGGTTGACAGTAATTATTCGTATCGCAGTAAGGTTGCAAAGGCAAACGGCATCAGCGCATACATAGGAAGCGCAAAACAAAATACAACCATGCTGAATTTGCTTAAAAACGGCATTTTAAAGCGACCATAGAGAAATACACGGGAATGCTTCTAAAATGCCTGTATGGGGCAAATACGCAAGCACAGGGGCATATTAAAAGGGAAGGTGTCAAGCCTTCCCTCTTTTTTATGCGTATGCTTCAATTTCAAGTTGTTCGATTTCCGCATATGATAAACCGTGTTCATTATGTAGGCGGTGTTCGTATGGTGTCATCATTGCGATTAGTTCCACACAAGAATCTTCTGCAAACATTCTGCAAAGTCTTTGATACCCTTCAATGTCTTTTCTTTTAAGCATGGCATCAATTTCTGCTTCGTTGTGAAAAATAACGTTGTCAATGTAATATCCCTTATACTGTTTCACGTTTTGGCTTCCTTTCTAGTTTTAAAAACTCTTGATAATTTCCAGTAGGCAAAGCGGAAAATTCTTTTGCCTGTTCTTCTGTTATCTTTTCAAACCCTATACAATCAAAATAGGACATTATATCGATGTAATCGGAACGTGTCCACCCAATCGGAGAAACCAAAAGACCGACATATATATAATTATCTGTTGAATAATTCAAGCGTGAGAATTTTGCTTTTATTTTGTTGTTCATATTCCAAAGCGGATTTTTTTCAAAATACATCATGCCCTTTTTGCTTCTGTCTTTTTGTTTGTATATACAACCTGTCCACGCTTGACAGGTTGTACCGTTGCAATCTTTATTTAAACTCACACAATCTAAGCACATCGGATTTAACATAATACCCTCCTTACTATTTCATCATATATTGTCTTAATGTTTCATCTTCGCTATCACTATCAAGCCATTTATCAAATGCTTCTGGATTCCTTTTTGCTAACTCATCCATTAACCATCCTCTGACTGTTGGTATATGCTCGTCAGTAACTATGCTTGTCAGTTCCCATTGTGTTAATAAGTTTTCTAAAGGCTGTTTGCTTATAAGTTCTCTCGCTTTCTGTTCTGCTGCTGTCATATTTCCTCTTTCTCCACCGTATAGCCGATATGGGCAGCTTTAAAATTTATTATTCTTCATCAAGTGCTTCTAGTAATGCATTAATATGTGTTTTAATTTCACATATCTTTCTTAGTGTTTTAAAATCTGATTTCTTAGTTGCCTGAAATTCTCTTTGTGATAATTCTATTCCGTATTCCATTAACTGTCCTGCTAAATCGTTGTAGCCCTGTTGTTTCATGTTGTTTACCTTTCCTTTCTGGTAATTATTTCCTGTTCCTTATGATGCTATTATAAGCCTTTAGGCATAATTAGTCTACTGGCAGAATGTATGAAAATATGCCTTTAGGCTGAAATGAAGTTTGTGTATTATGCCAATAGGCACAAAAGTTAATATATGGTAATATATAATTGTTACAAGACAACAGCAAGAAAGGAGTTAAACAATGGAGAATAACGAAATGTCAAAAGAAGAAATGCAAAGATTTTTAATTAAGGAAAGTAAAAGAGGAAGCACAGAACTTGATGCTTATAGAAATCTAATGGAAATAATTGGAATTGAGTTTCCGAAGGAAAAAGAAGAATAAAAAATAAATAGGGCTGACACTAGGGCGGTGTGATTCGGTTAACTTCTTTCTTGCCACCGTCCTAGCATCTTTAAAAATAAAGTAGCAAGAAAGAAAATAAAAGTCAATATATAGGAGGGCTGAATGTTTATATTAAGAGAGGTATGCAAAGAAAAAGGGGTAACAACGCAGGAATTGTCGGTGAAAACAGGCATCAAAAAATCAACCATTGATAATTATAGGAGTTCCAGAAGAAAAGAGCCTAGTTTATCAAATGGATTGAAAATAGCGGATGCTTTGGGTATTGACCCGCATGATCTAATAAGGGAGGGTATATGATGGATGATAAAATCAAAAATTTAAAAATCAACAGAATCACTTTTTTAGTTATAGGAATAATTATTTGCATAGTGTTCGGTTTGCCGTTGCCACCGTTTCTTATTGTAGGCGCATTATTTATCTTT